CTAAGAACAACAAGGTGTATGTAGGCTACAAAGAGAAGGCAAACACAGTATCGGCCTTGGGTCCAGCAACGCCCTCTACTACTATTGTGCTGCCGCCTAAAGACCCAGCGCATACCATTGTCCTTAGTGGACACAAGAAAGATAATCGCATTCGCATAGCAGCATAAGGTAGTCACATGTATAAATGGCCTGACAAAGACAAAGATGAGATCGTAGACTACAGCATTGACTGGTCACGCTATCTTGATACGGACACCATTGCTGGTGCTACTTGGTTTGTGCATGATGCGAATGACGTAAAGACTCAACTGGCTGATGCACAGGTAGTCAACGGCTTGCAGTTCGTAACAGGGACAGCTACGTCTACTGTTGCTACGGCTCGCTTTAGCCTCGGCACAAACAACGTGCGTTATAAGGTAACGTGCCAAGTGACAACCGCACAGGGCTTGCAGTATGAAGCTTCTGTCTATCTTCGCATTAAGGAAAAGTGATGGCTTACAATTACCTTGCCCTTGTGAATGAAGTGCAGCGTCGGCTTAACGAGATTGAGCTTACGTCTGCTACGTTCATTACTGCCCGTGGTGCACATGCACAAAGCAAAGATGCAGTGAATGCTGCTATCCGTCACATCAACCAAGAAGAGTTTGAGTGGCCGTGGAACCATGTAGAGCAGCATGAAGTCATGTCTAAAGGCATTACTCGCTACAGTGTGCCTTATGATGCTAAGACTGTGAATATGAACAGCTTCCGCATTAAGCGTGATGAGGCACTTGGCAACCCTACTGTCAAACTAAAAGTGCTCAACTATGAAGAATATCTTGACAAGTATAGCGATAGTGAGTATAACTCTAGTGAACAGAACCAAACTCTGCCCCGCTACGTAGTCCGAGCACCGAGCCGTGAGTTCCTGCTAGTGCCTACCCCGGATAAAGACTATGAGTTTGTGTATGAATACTACACAGCTTCGTATGATCTTCAGAACGCAGACGATGTTCCTACCATCCCTGAACCTTACCGCCATGTCATTGTAGATGGAGCTATGTATTACGCATACATGTTCCGTGGCAATGAGCAAGCAGCTAACATGTCGCAAGCTAAGTTCTCTGATGGTATCAAGTACATGCGTAGCTTGAACATCAACCGCACTGAATACATTCGAGATACACGGGTTAAGTACTAATGGCGACAGCGTGGCAGACATTCCCTATTGAGTTTCGAGGTGGCCTCATCTCGAACCTTAGCCCTTTGCAGCAGGGTATGAATGCTGTTGGGTCTGCCACTACCCTGCAGAACTTTGAGCCATCCAAAGAGGGTGGCTATCGTCGTATCAATGGCTATCAGAAGTTTAGCCCTGATGTTGTGCCTGGTACTGGGCCAGTTCTAGGCGTTAAAGTGGTTAACCCGGATGAGGCACTAGCTGTTCGTAGTGACGGTATTGCTTCTAAAGTATACGTCTCAATGGGTTCTACTTGGACGCTTCTTGCTACTGCTACTTACATTGGCAGCAAGTGCCGCTTTGTTGACTACAACTTTAGTGGGGTTCACAAGATTGCTTTCGTAGATGGTGCTAATTACCCTGCTATCTTCAATGATACTACAAACACTGTAACGTATCTAACTGCGCCCGCTGAGCTTGAAGGTGCAACCTTTGTGACGGTATTCAAAGGTACTACCTTCTACGCCAAAGGCGATAAGCTTTACTTCACTGCACCTTTTAGTGACACGGACTTTAGTGCTGCTAATGGTGGCGGTGTTATTTCTGTTGGGCATACTGTAACGGGGCTTATCGTATTCCGTGAACAACTGATCGTGTTTAGCCGTAACAAGATCCAGCGTATTGTAGGCGCTTCTATTGCAGACTTTACGATGCAACCTATTACGGACAGCATTGGTTGCCTTGATGCAGACACCATTCAAGAAGTGGGTGGTGACATCATGTATCTTGCACCTGATGGTATCCGCCTCTTGAGTGCAACTGATCGTATCGGTGACTTTGGTTTGGACATTGCGTCTGATCCTATTACTGCAGACGTAGTGGACTTCACTACTACCTCCGTTAATTACACATCCATTGTAATCCGTAAGAAGGCACAGTATCGTATCTTCGGTTATGTACCGTCTGAACAAGCTCGTGTTGCTAAAGGGTTGATCGCTACTAAGTTCTCCGCTCAGGGTTCTGAGGATATTGCTTGGGCTACTACTTCTGGGATCAAAGCCTATGTAGCAGACAGCAAATACACCTCCAGTATGGAGACTATCCTGTTTGCTAATGAAGATGGCTACGTGTATGAGTTGGAGGTAGGTTATAGCTTTGATGGTCAGCCTATTGAAGCTATCTATGAATCCCCATTCATGGCAGTGACTGATCCTCGTACCCGTAAGACATTCTACAAGCTGACTACGTATCTTGAGCTTGAAGGTTCCATGACCATGAGCCTGAACGTCAAGTATGACTTTGAACGTGACAGAGGCTTTACTGTAATCCAGCCTGAGACGGACACCATTCAAAGCTCTGGCAATGCGATCTACTCGTATGGCTCTCCCGCTGCGGTATATGGTGTAGCACGTTATGGTGGTGTTCTTGATAGTGTCTATGAGAACAACCTTGTAGGCTCAGGCAAGACTATTTCACTCCGCTTCTCGGACAACTCTATTAACCCTTCGTTCTCTTTGGATACAGCAATCCTAGAATACTCTCAGAATGATCGCCAGTAAGGAATACTGTAATGACGGGCTACACTCGAAACGATACAGCTAACAACATTGACAACGGTAACGTCATTGATGCTGTGGCTCTTGATGGCGAGTTCAACGCTATTGAGGCTGCATTCAATAACACTACGGGTCATACTCATGATGGCACGTCTGCAGGTGGTGCACCTATCACTAAGGTAGGCCCTACGCAAGATGTTACTGTTACGACTGTTGCAGTTCTTCCTAAGACGCACAACACTCTTGATCTTGGCGTTACTGCTAACCGCTTCAAGGGTGGTTACTTTGCTGGTGGCGTCTCTGCTACGGGTGGCTTTACCGGGGATTTGACTGGTAACGTAACTGGCAATGTCACTGGTAACGTTACAGGTAACTTGACTGGTGCAGTTACTGGCAACGCATCGTCTGCTACTGTGTGGCAAACCTCTCGTAGCCTCACTCTTTCTGGTGATGTAACTGGCACGGTTGCTGGCATCAATGGTTCTGGTGATATTGCTATCACTGCTACTGTTGTAGACAATAGCCACAACCACACGTCCTCCACTATCACGGACTTCACCTCTGCTACCCAAGCTGTAGTAGGTGCCATGGTTGCTGGTAACACTGAGTCTGGCATTGCAGTTACGTATGCTGCGGGTAAGCTGAACTTCGATGTAGCTGATCCTACTATCACTCTGACGGGTGACGTTGCTGGTTCGGTTATTATGACAAACCTTGGCAACGTTACTATCACCACTACTGTTCAGCCTAACTCTGTTGCATTTGGCACGGATACTACAGGTAACTACGTCGGTTCTGTATCTGGCGGAACTGGTGTCACTGTTACTGGTGCTGTCGGTGAAGGCTACACGCCTATCGTAAGCATCGGCCAAGACGTTTCTACCTCAAGCAACGTTGCGTTCAACTCTGTGACTACTACTGGTGCTGTCACTGCAGCTAGCCTTGTAGGCCCTGTTACTGGTAATGCTTCTACTGCAACTAAGCTTCAAACGCCTCGGACTATTGCTCTGACGGGTGATGTTGTAG